GGAGCTGAAAACATGATTAAGATTATTTATCGAGGTCATGTTGATGCAATCATAAAGAATACACAGACTAATGAGAAGTATGTATTCGAAGCAAAACATACAAGAGGATTTCAGAATCAGGATAAAATGATTCAATACTATATGCCGCAGATTCAATTCTACTTAGCATTATGTAGTCATGAAACTGATAAGCTTATATTCTCTGCAATACATGGCAATGATATTCAAACATCAACTATCGAGTACAATCATTCTTATGTAATGTTACTGCTCGATAAGATGCAAGATTTTTGGGAACATATTGAAAGAGGTATCGAACCAAAAGACTATGATTCGTTTGATACTAATCAAGATGCAATCAAGATAGATCAAAAAGTAAAGAGAGATCTGTGTGCAAACAATCATTTCAAAATGTTATCTGATAAATATATCGAAACAAAAACACAGCATGATACTCATCTCGAAGTAAAAAAAGAATTACTAAATAGTTTGAATGAAGATGATGCAGAAATTTATAATGATGATATACTTATTAAACAATCAAATAAAAGACGAACTATAACAATTAAGGAGAAAGCAAATGGCACAAGCTAAAGAAAATATTTATTCTGCACTCAACAAAGTAAAATCCTCAATCGGAAAGATTGAAGAAAAAGGTAGCAATCCACAGTTCAAAAGAACTGATGGTTCACAAACAAAATATATGAAGCTCGAAGATATATTGAATGAGATTGAACCATTACTAATTAAAAATGATGTGGTGTGTTTTTCATACTTTGATTATCAAGAGATGAATAGCACACTCATTCCAATACTTATTATGGAGTTCAGACACTTATCATCAGATACAATGATTGTAAGTAAAGCACCATGCGTTGATGATACTAAAAGAGGTCAGCAACAAATAGGATCTGGAGTTACATATATGCGTAGGTATATGATGCAATCTATTCTGAATCTCAGACCAGATCCAAAAACAGATGATGATGGGAATAGTAGTAGTGAACCAACATCACCTGAACAACAAGCTTCACAATCTACTAAAGTAACTCACAATACACAAGACTGGATATAAGGAGATTGACAATGGATAAAGTAGTGTATCAAAACCAAAACAAAGGTAAGTTATTTAAGAATGATAGTGGTGGTTCGGTGCAAACTGAACTTGCCGCTACTGGAAATATCTTTGATGCAAATCAAAACAAACACAAAGTTGCATTGATAAAAGAAGTTTATAATGGAGATCAAAATAATGCTAGACGTTATCTCTATATAAGAGTTGGTGTAGCATTTCCAAACAAATCAGATAAAGAAAATGCACCAATCTATAGTGGTGGTTTTATCTTACCAAAAAACTGGAACGAACCATACATAGATCCTGATGATAAAGCAGAGATAGATTCTGCTCGAGCAAAACGCAGAGCAGAGGGAAATGAATTAAGAATGGCATACTTTCTCAATGAAGATGGAGTAGGTTTGCAAGTTAATAATTTTACTCAAGGTACATCTGCGGTTACAAATATTCAGCAAAAGAATAATCCTGAACCTATTGACAATCAAATAGAAGAGGACGATATTCCATTCTAGGGTATGCTTTCTCCAAAAACTACCCTTCAACTTGGCTGGCAAGATCCGATGTTTCCTTCAATTCTTGTCAGCCATTTTTTTCTAGGATAAAATTATGTTTACAGAAATGACACACACAGTAATACTTATGCTTACTATTGATCTTGAATCTGCAAGACAATGTGAAGAGCTCTCGAGAAAAGTATATAATCAGAATAGATGCTTTGAAGCATACAATATTTATTCAACAGTTCCCCCTCGAAAACCAAATAACTTTGATACGATTATAGATCTTTATTTAGAAAAGAAGAATGTTTGGGAAAGATAGTGGACAGTATGGATAGGATGGACACCCCTATTTAGTTATCAACCTTATCAAGCTTATCAACTACTTGATAGAGTTGATGGACTTGATAGGGTCTTTTTCCACAAATAAAGCAACCACAATTCATCTGGCCCATCATAATCATCAAAGTCAAAAGCTAGTTGTCTAGGTGTGGTATTGGAAGTGAGGACCATCGATGAACGGACGTCTTGATTCTTTTCGTCTTGTGTCGATGTAGTCATTCATTAAATCCTCTGCACTATCTGGTGACATGGTTAGAATCTTATGCCATGCCGCACCCCAAACAATATCAATGCCAACTTCTTTAGCCGCCTTACGCATAGCATCAGCTATGTTATCATAATCCACAATATCCCAAGATGGATTACTGCCATCATAAGCCATAAGATCAACAGCGTGTGCATACCCATCTTCTTGTACCAAATGTTTACTTTTCATAGTCTGCGATTTTCCAGAATCATACAATTTTTTTTGGGTTTCTAGGTCACGAACACCATAGATAACTCCAAAATCTACATCAGTATACTCAATCGCTTTCTTAACAACCTCAACAAGTTTTGGATGTACTCCATCCAGTTTATCCAACGACCTTTGTGATAATTTAAATGCCATGTTTTTTCTCCTAAAGTTTCTAATATCCCAATCCCTATGTATGCGTAGTCTTTCACGATTCTTATCCCAATTACTTCCCATTCTTTCGTAACCCAAAGAATTTGGTTACTGAACGTACACCAAAGCTGGCGGCTACTATACAGCCTAAAGTTACTTGATACCACTCAGGCATCATTTCTAAGGCTCTGAAGCCTTCTTCTACTATATTCCTACCCCAAGACCCCATGAAACAGAGAATAAGTGGAATACTAAATAAAATTACCAGATATTCATCTTTCCAACTAGACTGCGAACCCTTCATTGCTTCAAGATCCCAGTCAATATCACCAGTTAATTGTTTCTTTTTTATCTCAAGATTTAATTTTTGTGATTCGGCTTTAGATTCCATCCATGTAGAAGCCATACCACCAACAAGTTGAAGTGCTTTAAATATCAATTTCCTACTTTCTTTTTAGCTATCTTATGCGCCGCAGTAAATGTGGAACCTTTAACCATAGCCTTAGCCATAGACATCATGTGTTTCTTTGAATGATGTTTACTGTGTTTCTGCATTGTTTGTTGCTGTCGTCTTGTTAATTTATCATATAAAGCTTTCATTGATTTGATTCCTTTCCTAACCATATAGCAAATGCTCCGGTCATTGCACCAGTCACAACGGACACTAAGCCAGCCTGTTGAGTGGTCAAATCAGGCTGGCTCAACGCCCACTCGATACACCTAATATAAACACAGGTCATAGCTAGCATCATCAAGCGTGGGAGGATTCGCCACTTGTCTAATGTTTCTGGAGTCATCAGCCTATGTTTCCCCTATCGAGTTGTACCAATCCGTATACAAACGCTAGTAGTATACCCATACCAACTATAACACAAAGTATCAAAACGATAACTGTAATTATCTTCTGTCGCAATACTTGTTTATCGTATATCTCTTTCTGCCTACGCTTGCGTATGTCACCTTCCATCTTAAGCAATTCATTCCAAGCATGAGTACCATGCGTAAATTTTATAAACTGTTGTAGCTCATAGCGTTGCTCTTCGAGCTTCTTCTTAGCAGTCAATGCTTCAACAGCTTCTTGTTCAATACTACCTCTGCGTGTAAGTTTGGTAAGAAAAGAAGGATTCTTTGCTCTCTTCTGTGCGTTCTCTATATCTGATGCGGCAGACATCCACTTGGACAAGTCATTACTCATGCCTTGAATATCTTTACCAACTTGGAAAGCTCTCTTGATGCCATTAAATGCTGTGTTCGCAGTAGCGATTGCGGCAGTTATTGAGAGAGGGTCGAGCATTTAGCTAACTTGTGATAGAACTCCGATGAGCATGGTAATAACAGCACCCATGCCACCGATTAATACCACCTCTAATCTTTTCAATCTGTAAAAGATTTCTTTAAACTGAATATGATTTTCAGTTTCTAGTTTTGTTATGCGTTCTGATAGCTTTGTCATTAGCTTGCAGCCATATAACTAAAGCTCATATATACGTATTTGTTAGTTTGATTCCACCATATAGCACCATCATGTTGTCTATATGCGTAACCACTATCAGGGGTAGACCATGCAGAAAGTAACCTCTCCCTATTTCCATTTAACATAGGTTGAATGAGTGTACTATTGGACGGAATAGTCATGTAATGATGATGACTAAAATCCATTCCAGCTTGTTTTGTGTGACCTCCAGCAAACCAAGTCGTGCCAAAATTGTAGCTTGTAAAAGGCAATCCAGTAAAATACCACCTAGCCAGTCGATAGCTTCCAGTCTGGAGCGGTCTTGAGGTGACATAAAACTCACATTGACAATAAACCATTTGACCAATCTTTTGATATTTTCCTACAACGTTTGATATTGAACCGCAAGAACTAGGGTTTGTTCCTGTTACCGCAATAGTCCATGAACCATGTGTTGCAGTAGCCGCTGGAACACTTGTAAGATTAGCCGCAGAAAAAGTTGGCGTTCCATATCGAGCATTAGGTACAGTTCCAGAGGTTAAGTTAGACGCATTAAGATTACTTAGGTCTACATGTTGCGTAATAGAAGAGGATGATAGTCGAGCATCAGCAAACGTACCACTTGTAATCTTTGATGTTGCTAAGTCAGGCACATCACTAGCTGATAATGATAATCGTGCAGACGGAACAGTACCAGATGTAAGATTGCTTGCCGATAAAGCAGTTAAATCCACATGCTGGGTAACAGAGCTAGAAGACAATCTTGCATCGGCAAACGTGCCAGACGTTATCTTTGATGTTGGTAGGTCTGGAATAACATTCGCATTCAGCGTACCAGACCCACTAATTACATTTGCTAAATCTCTTGCTTTAGTCATCTACTCAC